AGTCTGACCAGTTCACTGCATTAGGGTCAAATCCCGATTCACATTTTAGCGTTTTACGCATTACAACGCTCGATACAGCGTACTTTTCTGCATACCTGTCTATCTTCATGTCTAGGGTTTCAATAACGACTGTGGGGATTTTAGGGGCAATGAAGGGTACTTCTGCCTGCATTACTTGATGTGGACGAATAAGCAAGCCTAAAAGGATACCTATTAGGATATATAATATTTTCATATTTAAAGTCAGTTATACTGGGACTTCCAGTTAGTCACGTTCTGCCAGTTTCTCCACACTTCTATCAATAGTTTTTACACCTATGAATACAGTTGTAAGAGTGCCAATAAGTACCATTTCAGGTTCTCCTATAATTCCTTTATGTTGAAGGTAGACAGCAACTGCACCAATGACTAACGCCCAGAATCTCGTTGAAGTTAAAAAATCGAACTTGTTCATTTTGATATTTTTATAAGCTGTTAAAGCTTCTTTAAGTGTATCATTTTTAAGAAGGAACTTATCCACAGAGAGAGTAAAAAATTGCAGTCCTATTTCAGACTGCGTTCCTTAATGCTTTCAGCTCCGTAACCTTCTCCATGATTTCCTTGAAGGTGTGACAGGTAGATTTCACCACATAGAACTCAGCATCGGAGAGAGAACGTAGGACTGCCTGAATGGTCGGGCTGTCGAAGTTCTTTCCGGTGTAAGCTTTTAGAGTGAGGTGTCTTTCCACTAGGTCTTGTTCGTGGGGGGTCATGTTTCACCTCCCTACTTTCTTGAACAACAAAGCTGTTTGAAGAGCTTGGAGACAACCATACCTGTAAGCGATGAGGAACACGAGCTGTTTCTGGGACTTGTTAAGCCTTAAGCGAGTCATTATTCCCGCCAGCTCGTATATGGTCATAGCTCGAGCCTTTCGCTCATTACCTCAAGGCAGAAGTCCGACACGAAGTCAAGGATTTCCTGATGGTTCTTGTAACCGAGGTAGGCTTCGTCGAACCTGTCCTCCGCCATCTTGAGTTTTCCCCATTGCAGAGCTTTGAGGAAAACATAGCGTGAGGATTGCCCGATTTTGAGAGCCGTGAGGGCTACGAGGTCTTGAGTGCTAGAGGTAGGCATATTTGCGGAGGAGTTTGGCAGTGAGACTGAGTGAGATGAGGGCGGTTAGGCAGATGATAATCTTCATTGGGGCAGTGGTAGCGGTTGTTTGTTTTCTTGGTGTTGGTGATATGCAGAGTTCTTCCGCACAATTTGCATGTTACGAAAGTCATAAAAACATTAAGTTGTTAAAGAACTAGTTTATAGTCGTGTCGGACTCACTTAAATTTTGAGTAGTCTACTTTTCCTGTTTTAAAGTCTGCCAAAGTATAACCAAGAGTTACTTGAAAGTGCGGTCTGTCTTTGAAAGATACCCATCTACCTCCCCACTCAAGCCCCAGTTTCTCACCTTCTTTTCCCAAAATCTCCCATTGTTTTTCTGTTGCGTTGTAACCTTCTTTCTTGAACACACAATCAAAAGCTACTCCGTAGTTATGGAAAGATTCTCCTGCTTTAGCGTTGGTTACAATCTGCCCTGGTTTAGTTCTACCTTGAGCGTATAATTCGTTTTGTCTTTGAAAGCTCCTATAAGTTTCTGTGATGATGATTGGGAAACCAAGAGATTGCATCTTGATTATAAGCTCGTCAGACTTTCTTTTAACCAAACCGTAAAAAACATTTTGAGAGAGCGAGTCTTGAAGCTTTTTAATAATGGCTGAAATCTCAGCTCCTTTTTTATCCCAGCGTTCGTATATTTCTTTATAAATAGCTTCGATGTTGTACTTGTCTTTATATGCAAAATAGTGAGTATTATCAAAGCCAGGTAGATACATCGAATCAGCCCATTCCCATTTAAGGGTTGCTCCTAAGTCAGAGTAAACGGCATGGAAGAGTTCATGCTCAAAAGCTTCTTCAAAAGCGATATACCTAACATTATCAGCTCGCAAGACCTTTTCTTTTTCTCCGCAAACAAGATAAAAGCCCAGTTTATTTTTTCCTTTTTCGTACTTACCTAACAAATCTTTTTGACCTTTCCAATCTTTTCTATCAATTAAAAGACAGTAGGAGTCGTACTCTGTGCCTATTATGTTATCCATGAACCACTTATTAGAAATTAAGTATGTCTCAGGTACATAGAAAGAGGTGTGGTCAATATCTATTTCAACTTTTCCGTAGATATTTTCATACTTTGAAGTTAGATGTTTCTCCAGTTCAACTACCCGTTTTTCAAGTGACTTCCAGTCTAAATTATTAGCGTAAAGTTTTAGTTTCATTACGGTGTTTTATTAACTTCTAATTCTTTAGCTTTTTGTTGGAGTTCTAAGACTTGTTGCTCCAATTGGTTGATATTTTTAATGTCAGGACTGATGTTGATTATTCCTGTCCTTACAAGAACAAGGGTGCCTATTGTTGAAAATATTGTTACAAGTATTGGTAATAAAGTATTAAAAGTTAGTCTAAAATAATAAGCACGGTTACTTTCTTTTCTTATAACACCATCTTCCTGAAACTTCTTTAGCTCGTCCACGATTCTATTAGTACCTTCAATCTTATTTTGTATATCTCTTATTAAGCCCGAGTTTTGGCTCTCTACCCTAGCTAAGGTTTCAGTGGTTTTCTCAAGAGAAGTTACACGCCCATTCTGAATACCTACCTTATTAGAGAGGTCGTGGGTGACAACGAGAATTTCTTTTATATCCTCTTTGTTTTCAAGGTGAACTTCGTGATTCTCTTCGAGCTTAGACTTTATCTCTCCAAGTTCCCTGTTCATGTTATGTACAAGTTCTATTTCTTTTTCCATAATTTATATCTCAATCTCTCCTCTCCCTACCGCTTGGTCGTAAAGGATTTTACCGATGTCGGTATCTTTAATTTTGATAATTTCAGCGATTGCTCTTTCCTTAGCTTCCCGTAGTAGTGCAGTTCGCTGTGCAGCTTCTTCTTGCCTGAATGCTTGTGTTTCTTTTGAAACTCCCCACACCTCCTCAACAACCTCTAATTCGGGGTCAAGTCCCTTTATCTCACCGTCCATGGCGATAGGGGTCTGACTTATTCTGATAACTTCTTTTGTATTTTTGTTTCGTATGATGTACATGTTAGTAAATGTTATATTTTCTGTTTGAATAAAAGTCGACTTTGTTTCTGTTTAACTTTGATAGAGTTGTGTCGAAGGCGATAATTTCTGCAATTAAGCCCTTTGAATAACTTGGTTCCGCCCCTCTCCAACCAAGAGCGTCCCATGTTGTGGTAGTAGGAAGGCTGAGAGCACCTGACATGGCAACGGCAGTTCCGTTTTTATACAGTGCAAGGCTTGAACTGCTTATGCTCGCTGATGACCAGATTGCCCAGCTGGTTGCGGCATCTGCCGAGCTAGTGACAATATAGTTACTTGAATTTTCTGTGTAAATATTATTGTCACTCCAGAAAACTGATGCTGATAAGTAAGATGTACCGTTATCAAGAGTCATAATCTTGTCTCCTGAAGCAGCCTTTTTAATTACTGAAAATACCGTCCAATTATTTCCAGGGGTAATTGGTGTGGTTATGTCCATACCATCATCCGTTCCATCGAACAGTACGGCTGGTTTACCATTGAGTTCATTAGTTTGATATGTTGGACGTTCCCCGCTTGTCGCTTGTGTAGCATCATTACCATTACCACTAAAGTCATCCCATGTTGCCACGGGGTCAGTATCAGAAAGCCCAGTGAGTTGGTTTGCGTCATACCACACTTCGATACCTGAAATAGAGTCAGGGTCAACAACTGGCCATATATCGTATTTATCATTGAAGTAATCCTCTACGGCCCATCTATCCGCTTTAACAAGAAAATCGTCAAATACAAGTAGTTCAGAGAATAGACTTCCCGAACTTCCAAAGAAACCAGGCACACCGTCAATCTTCATTGTGGAGTTACCAGCGACAGTTCCTGCATACACTCCGTTCACATAAAAGGTAATATTCGTTCCGTCATAAAGGTATTCAAGCAGCACCCATGTTGAGAGGTCAACAGCACCACTTCCTCCTCCTCCAGTTCCATCATAAACGTATAAGCTTTCAGAACTGCTATACCAATATCTAAATTGTCTATTTGAGCTATGACCAGTTAGGCAACCGTCAGCAGATACTTTTACAACTCCGAATACCGAATATGCTGATGCCATTGTGATTTCAGTAAACGTTCCTGACATGTCCCCAGCAGCTGCATACCCATTGATTTCATTTGCTTTATACGTACCTCCAGACATAGATAAGTTCCCTCCAATGGCTGCTGTCCAAGTGTCTGAAGTCAGAGAGTCTTCGTCTGCATAACCAGTAAGGTCGTCAATCTTTAACCACTCTACAGGGTTACCGTAGTCAGTAGGGTCAAATGGGGCAGCTCCCCCTCCTATAGCTCCTTTTGATACAAAAGATGTTGGCATGTTAATTATTAGCTACGATAACCAGTAATGTAAACCTTAGCTCCTGCACCAGCGATAGTTGCCCCGACCTGGTCAAAGTCAATTGTCATTTTTGCGTACTGAGCGAGAGCAGAGTCTGAGATAACGGCAGCAGAAGCGGCGGTTGCAGAAGTGTCTTCTGAAGCATCAATGGATAATTTAGTTGAAAGGATAGATGTACCTGCTTCATTAATGTCGATGATGAATGTCGAACCAGTACATTGTGTATTAAGACTCGCAAGTACTGCGGTTACAGTCATGGCATAAGGCATGAAGAATGTTAGTTTTCCAGTACCTGTAGTACATGCTGTTGTTTCGTCTCCGACAGCAATCATTAAGGTTTCTGGTATCTGAAGTGTTGTTCTTACTTGTGCAGGTGTTCGTGAAGCCCATGCAGAAGCTACAGAGACAATAAAGTTATCTGTTGTAGCGGTGAGTCCTGCGATTGTTGTAAGGTCAGAATCGAGAGGTTGTAGAGTTTCAATCTTGTCGTAGATGGCGTTTTTAGTAGGAACTTCAAGTGAAGCGTTCCATCCAGAACCATATACCTCGTCCGCGACAGTCACGTCTCCAACAACGCTTAGGTTGTTTGCCCCTGGGTCGGTTGCACTGCCGATAGAGACGCCGCCGCTACGCCACATATAGACCAATCCAGTTGGTGTTCCATTATCTGCGTAGGTGCTGAATGCCAAAACACTGGATGTATTTGCCGCTGTTGGCTGCGAGTCGATTACCCATAACCGCTTGTTCGCATCTGCTGCGGAACGATTAAGTAGTAACCCTGTGTATCCCGCCGCCAACCCTGTCTCTGCTGCTACGTAGAGGCTGGTGGCTGACGCGGATGTGTGATTCACTACGGATGCAAATGCTGTTCCATTAATTGTTCCTGGCGTCGTCGTTCCAATTCCAACATTCCCTCCAGTCGGCTGTAATATTACATAACTTGTTGTCTTTGTAGCATGGCTTGTTCCCTCAAGTGTCAAATCTTCATTCGCTCCATCATTTCCATAAAGTGTATAACCGTCTGCATTAATGTTCTGTGTCCACGGAGTTTGTGCAGCGGCAATTAAAGCTAGTCCATCTACTATTTCTGCTACAGTTACTTGATTAGCAGCATTATCTTTTAAAGCACCGTCTACATAAATATCAGCCCAGTAGTGAGTTGCGTCTCCGAGATTATAAGTGAGGTCAGTGGTAGGGATAACATCAGGAACAGATAGAGTGTCAGTGGTTTTGTTATATGTAAATACAGAGTCTCCTCCAAATGAGCTAGCATCATTAAACTGAACTTGGGTATCAGAGCCTCCTGGTGTGCCTCCTGCTCCAGTAGTTACTGTTACAACACCTGAGCCGTTATCTGTTACTGCACCGTTAGTGAAGCGAATAGTGTTTACACTTGTGACAGTTGGTGTGCCGTCGATGTCACGGACAGTGAGGGCAGAGCCACCTCCACTTGGACGATTCGCTAATTCGTTAACCTTATTAATAAGGTAAGAGGTTCGGCTATCTACTATGCCTATAGCCCTATTGATAATAGAGTCAGTGAGAAGACCATCTTTTTTATCAACTCCTTTAATTGCTGAAATATCAAGTCTATTTTCTCCTTTCAATATTTCTAGCCCATCTCTGATTGGCTCTCCAAGCTTAGGTAACTCTTTTTCTATCTTAGTTTCTACCGCTGCAATGATAGCTTCTTCATCAGCATCTTTTCCATCAAAGTAATCAACTCCTTTTTGTGGGATTGGGATATCCAACATTGTTGAGACAATGTCGGCAATTTCTTGCTTTTCTTCCGCGTTAACTCGAGCAGGCTGAATGAGTGATGCCGCCTTTTTAACAATTGAGTCAATATCTATTAGTGAATATGCCTTATCAGCTATTTCAGCATCATCAAAGCGACTTCGGAGTTCTCTAGTTATATCTTCCTTATCCTCATCGGTAATGATATACGCATCACCTTTTTCTCCCTTAAGGTCTTTAAGCATATTCACCGCGAGTTTAGTGACGAGATTTATCTCCTCTTTATCTCGTTCTTTTATCGTGGCTAGAGCTTCATCTAGTTTTGCGTCTTTTTCTTCAATCTTATCTTCTACCTCAAGCAAATGATTAGTAATCGCAATAGCGTCGCCTTCTTCTAAGAGTTTAATATATTTTTCTTTTTTCTTTTTTTGTTTTGGGTCTTGCATATTATTCAGCCATTAATTTATTAAACGCCGCTATTTTTTTTGCTCGTGCCTCTTTGGGGTTTTTTAGGTTTTTCCATTGAGTCCAGTATTTATCTACATATATTTCTGCAGGAGAAAGTTTTGGAAATCTTTTCTGTAAAAGCTTGAAGTATTTAATGCCTGCGTCAATTACATCTTTCTTATTATCTACATCTACTGAGTCTTTGGCCCCAGTTCTTTTGAGTTCAGCAATGGCAACAGGAGTAAGTCCAACAAGCCAATTCATTTCAGTTTTACCAGCATTAGATTTATCTTTCCCACCAGAAGATTCTAGTTGCATCAAAGTATCAGCAAGTTTTGTATCTTTTGAATCCTCAACAGATTCTGTCTTTGCTGTATATTCTATTGGCTTAGTAGCTTCGCTCAATCCTTTAGCTCCAACAGCAAGTGCTCCTGTAGCACCTGCACCAGCCAATAAAGGGTTGGTTGCAATATTTCCTTTCTGTGGTATACCATTATCTATGGTATTCTTAATTTCATTTGTAGTAGGATTCTGCTTAGGTTCACTCATCTGTGAGGCACTAGGCATCTGACTTGATTTCATATTCCTAACTTCATCCAAACCAAGATTTGTCTCTCTAGCACTTTGAGGCAAGTTCAATACACTTGGTTTTTCAACATAAGAACTTTGTCCTGCTCCTGGAAGTAAATATTTAGAAGATTCTTGTTGTAGTATCTGTTCTGCTTCTTTTATCATATCTCCCTTACCAGCTTTGTTTAATCTTTTTAGAATTTGTCGAACTAAGGAAAGTCTGATGTTTGGATTAGACATAAGTGCTGCTATTGCACCCGCTGTGACAAACCCTGTTGTTGCACCTGTTATTCCACCCCCTATACTTCCGTCTTGCCCTCCTAAGCCACTACCTACTGCGGTTCCAACAGAACGAATAAGGTACTTTGATAGCTTCCCTCCACTTCCTGAAACATTGCCATTTCTTCTCTCAAGCATATCAATAGCATTTTTCCATTGTCCTAATCTTTTGTTCATCGCTTTGATTTGAACATCAGGTAATTCTTTTTCAATAGCATCTTTAAGAGCATGACCAATTAAATTGTTTGTATCGCTCCATACTTCAGCTTCAGGGGTTCCCCAACCTCTACCACGATTCCAAGAATATGATTTTATATCGTCTGCTCTGGCTAAGGTTATGAACCTTTTCCCATTAGCTGTCACATTTACATCTTGAGGACTATTAGCTAGAAAAGCATTTACTTCATCATCAATTTGTTGTTCGGCTCTAGTTAAATCAGAACCATCAAATTCTTTTTTTGCTACCTTTTTAGCATCAGCAATAGCCTTATCTATATCAATAAACTTTCCACTATTTCTTATTATTGGTTTGTACGCTGTCGCTTCGGCAGTATACTTTTGTCTAGCCATTTCAAGAGCATCCGTAGTATCCACTCTTCCATCTTTATTAACGGATAATGGAAGGTCAGGAGCCTCCTTAGCAAGAAAATTAAAACTATCATTACCGAATCTAGAATCTACTTTAATTTGACGTGCTGTTGGATTAAGTATCTTTTTATATCCATTTGCGAGTTTGGTTTCAAGTTCACCTACATTTGCAAATTTTCTTACTCCGCTTACTCCTTTAGCTACTATCGGAGTAGCAGCACCTAATACACCACCTGAAACAAGGCCGAGCCCTGCACCAATCGCTGTAGAGCCAAATATCGTGTTAAAAGCCTGTTCTGGTGGTTCCTCTGAAGCTTGTTCAAGCCCCTGTCCAAACCCTATCAATCCACCTGCCTTTAATCCTGTTATAGCTTCTTGTTTTGCAGCTTGTCCTACCAATCCTTTGAGTCCTGTTTTTACAGATTGAATAGTCCCACCTCCTCCAATACCTAGAGCTACAGTTTCGGCAGCCCTACCTACATCTTTAACCACATCCTTAGCCGACTGAGGATTATTTATATCGAGACCTAAGAATTTACCTTCGGAGACTTCTTTACCCAAAGCAGCTTGAACAGCTTGTCCAGGTCTCGCAATTAGATTAACTACAGGTTCGGCTATACTCTTATAAAGAGATTTTAAAAAACCTGGTTTTTCTGGTTCTTGAACAGGTTGTTCCCACGGAGCTTTACCCACTTCAAAACTTCCTGTTGGAACAGTTGTAGTTGTTTCCCATGGTGCTTGTCCTACTTTATATGTTGCCATTTATTTAAAGAATGAACCTAGACTAAAAGGTTTGTAACCACTAAATAATCCACCTAAAGGATTTGTTGGTTTTGTAACTGTAGGTTGAGCTGGAGTAGTTGTAGTTCCTTGAGGTGTCCACACACCGCCAACTACTTTGTAAGTAGTTCCGTTATAATCTTTTGTGTCGCCATCTTTTGCTACTGGAGTTGTAGAAGTTGTGGCAGAAGGGTTTGATTGAGAAGATTGAGTATTTTTTAGTTCATCGTAAGTCGAACCTAGTATTCCACGATACGCCCCATCGATTCCACTTTCAAATGCATTCATTCTTCCTTTGATTATAGAGTTGTTTAATATTTCGCCTTTAGTGATTCCTGGGAAGATTGAAGCTATATCAGAACCTTCTTGAACTGAGTAAGCAGTACCCGATACAGCATTCCTGTAAATCTGAAGTCCTTGTTGAATTTCAGTTGCAATCTCAACTAACTTAGGGTCATTAACTGTTCCTAGTTTATTAACAACCTTTTCATAATTTCCATTAAATATATTTGTTTTTCCTCCCGCATCATAAAATCTCTGAAGATTGCTTGAAATATCTTTCAAAGACTCTTGAGCCGTTTCATAGCTTTCTACCTTAGTCTGATTAGCCCCAGTCATAACAGTTTTTGCTTGATTCTTTAGAACAGCAACAGGGTCTGAACCACTATTTACAGCATTAATTAATGTAGACTTCTGTTCCTTGGTCAATTTTGTAGAACCAAGTATTACACTCAAAGCACCTGCATACTGGGAAGAATTAGGATTTGTAATGGCTGGGATACCTGCATCTCTAGTTTCCTGGTTTATTTTATCTATTTGTGCTTTCCTCAAAGCATCTACTCCATATCTACCTGAAGCAGCATACATTTTGCTCTTAGCTTCCTCTGCATTTATCTTACCCGCTATGAAATAATCATTTATTTTATCCAAAGCAGCATAAACGGTTTGAGGTGCTCCATTTTCAAGGAAAGATTTATGCAATGCATCAGAAGTTTCTCTAAGGCTAGTAAGGTCAGCTTTCTTTTGGTCGGCTATTTCAGCAAGCTTGAGTTTTTGACTTTCAGTAAGGTCATTAGCGTTAAGTTGTGCAAACTTTGTGTAGTAGTCTATTTGGTCTTGGATAGGTTGAAATTGTGCATCAAGTTTGTCTTGTATAGTTTTTTCAGCAGCGTCAAGAAAGCCTTGGTCAGCTTGAGCATATAAAGCTAAGTTAGCAAGGTCTGCATTTGCTTGGCGACTTATTTGTGCGACTTCTTGCTGTATCTGCCCTGAAGTTTTCCCTGGAGTGTTATATAGTCGGTCAATCTGTTGCTGGTATTCTTGTTTTTTATTGTTGTAAGTATTATAAGAAGCTACTTTAGCTTCTGTTTTCAATGCCAACTGTTGTTCTTCTTGGAGTTTTTTTGTTACATCAGCTTTAGTGGCTAACTCTTTACCGAGACCCTCAACATTATTGATAATGTTTTTGTATCTCTCTTCTTCTGGCGAGATAGTGGGTGGTGTAATTGTGGCGACTCCATTTGCATCTATTGTAGTCCCAGGAGGATTAGCGACAGTTACTGGTTTAAAAGTTGTGGGTGTGATGTTAGGTATTGCTAATGGATTTACGCCACCTAAATTATTAGCTGTGACTGTTTTAGCAGATGTATTTATTGGAGTAGCAACATAAGAACCATCTCCTTGTGCATTCAAACTCAATCCTCTTTGAGCAACAACTTCATTTATTCCAGTCTGAATACCTTGAGCTTGTTTAAATAACGCATCGGTTTTATTTTGTTCTAGTGTTGCCATTTTATTTTATTAAATTGTATCATATTAATTTGACGGTTTATATAACTTGTTCACTAATTCCAACTCGTTCAATTCATTTTTCCCAGTAAAATACATGACACATTTTAACTGTATCCAATTAGACTGTTTATCAATAGGAAATTCTGAGTAATCCAAAGTTTGGTTTGATGCAGTTCCTATCTTTGCCCACTTTTGGAATCTAGCTGAACCTGTACCAGTTGCACCAGTAACAGCATTTTCAACAGTCACAGTATAAGTTGGATTACTATATGAAATTACTGTTATGTGTTCTATTTGCCCTCCACCAGTTCCCCGAGTAACCTCTACTTCATCTCCTACTGCGTAAGTACTTAAATCAATAGTTGAAGTAAATTGAGTTGTAGAAACCCAAGTTATAGTTCCTTCTACCGCTACAGGTTCACTGGTTCTATACTTCAAAACAATCTTGTCTGTAGAATCAAGAAGTTTTTTATATTTAACATAGACTTTTTGCCAAACGTCTTGGACGTTTTGTGACTCTATCTTAGTAGTCACTAAGTACCCTACTTTAGATTTAGTATCTTTAGTGTTGTTACAAAATACTCCAAACTCATCTACTGTTGCAGAAGTGTAGTACCCAACGCCCATCATTAAGTCTCCATCATTATCTGACGACTGTGCAGTCTTAGAAGCAAATAAAGCTCCTACGTTTGCTAGTCTATTTTGTGCGTAATCAGTTCTAGTAGAGAAATCCACAGGTGAAATACCTATAGAATATTTGTGGTAAAGACCTACGGCTTCATCATATTCCCAAACACCTGACGGTAAGTTTTCGATTATAGTTGTATCATCAACATTAAGATTGTTTATTAACATTACAATCCTATTATCTCTCAAAGTAATTCCTCTAGGGTGGATAAACCTTTGAACAGGTGAATTGGCAGCAGGGTTTTTTAGATACCTTGAAGGAAGTACTGGAAGCCTAGCCACTTCTACAAACCCAGAGCCATCAAATTTCATTAATTTTCCGTCTGCATCGACAACGTAAGGAATATCATCTTTTATCACAAGAGCCACACCTCCTAATGTATCAAGTTCATAGACCCTAGTAGGTGATGTACTTACACCATCCCATTCATAAACTCTACCTTTTAATCCTGTGGCCCTAGCGTTAGTATCGCCTAAATTCCTTGTAGCAATCCAAATCCTATCTGAGGCTGAACGAATAGAAGTTATATCATTGTTACTCGAGTCCCCACCCCCGAAAGAAGTTAAATCTAGAGTATATAAATTAGTATTTGGAGCAGCAGTAGGTTCAACAACAACATCACCAGAGCTACATGAAAAAATTTGAGCAGAAGCTGTAGAATCTCCTTGAGTAACATAGAGTCTATTCTGAAAAACACACATTTGAGCATTTCCACTATTAGGAGCTGTACTTACTACAGACCAAGAACCTGTGTACTTAGTCAAATCACCATTCCCAGCTATATATAAAGCAGCATTAAAATTCTCCATATCACACCCATCATTAAGACTCGTAGGAGTAGAAGCTGTAGCATCTTGTGTAAATACATAATCAGGGTCGCCAGAGTTATAAAACATTCTCGCTCCTGCAATACACCATATTCTTTCATTAGTACCATTATCGAAAAATTTAAAGGTAACAGGAGTTTCCATGTTAGTTAGAGTACTTGCTCCGACAGTCCCATCTACAAGCATACATCTAGGTGATATTCGGATTCTTCCTAGATTTTCTGAAAGGTCAAGGTTGAAAGAAGACCAAATATTACCTAAGACATCGGAGTTTCCGATTTGCTTAAACTTTTTAGTCTCGTTAGGTATTTTTATAGGCATAATATTTAAGCTCTAACTAAAAATTGTCTCCCTATTCCTCCAGATGTTATGTTTACTGCGGCTCCTCCTAGAGTTAAAGACAGTTGAAATGAGAGTCCGTCAGCAGTTGCATTCACTACATAATATAAAGTACCTCCTGCCCCCGAGAGTCCGCCTGGCTCTGTATCAGTGGTAAATAGAACCAAGGATTCGTCGTTTGCAAAAACAGTGAAAGGTATATTCGGGTATAAAATAGAGACAAAATCGGTACCAGCACTAGCAATATATTCAATCAAAGCAGCTTCTATTTCAAATCGTGTCTTGTCTTGGATTCCTTCGTAAACAAGAAACGGATTACCTGCAGCTCCCCCGAAATACACATATTGGCCAATCAGTCTCATGAAATATTTACTTAAAACATCTATACTTACTCTATCTAGAGGAAAAGTAATTTGCTGGCGTTCTCTCGCCTGTTTCCAATCCATAAGCTCTTTAAGTTGTCGTTTTTCTTCAGGTGTCATAATTTAGGTTCATTAGTCCAAACACTTGTATTTTTGGATTGATTGTTGAACGAAGAAGAGTTCTTTGATTGATTAGACCACCCTGAAAAATTTAAAGCTACATCAATACCTGAAAGAATAAATGAGCCTACACTCGCTACCATGTTGTAGAGCCTATTAAATGCTACATCTATTCCTGTTAAGGTGAATGAGCCCACTGAAGCAACCATATGAATTAAAGGTCTAAGGAGACCCACATCAATGCCTGTTAGGGTAAACGCGCCAACATCTGCAGCCATATTATAGACAATGGTATAAGGATATTGAACTCCAGTTCCTGAATTATAAAGTTCTGCAACTTCTCCATCTGAAAGAGCTACATTCCAAAAAGCAGTTGCATCTACAATTCCATCCATATAATTGTTGCCATCATAACCAAATATCACATCAGCAGTGCTGTCATATATGCTAGTTTGGCTTACTGCCTGAGCTCCTGAGCTACTTCCGTTCACAAAAATCTTTACAGTTGGAGTAGCGGCATTGTAAACAAAAACTAAGTGATACCAGGTTCCATTTGACATAGTTATAGATTCAGTTACAGCATTCCCAGGGCTAGTCCCATCACTAACTGACCTAAAATTAACTGTTGTTGCAGTTTTGCTAAGTGACCACGAACGATTACCTTGAACCCCCCATTTTTCGGCAAATCCTGTTTCGGTATTAGAAGTTTCAGGCTTAAACCATGTTGAATAAGAAAAGCTCCCTGTTGGGTCTAAGCCTGTCTGTCCTGCGTTTGTTATAGAAAATGTTTGACTACTTCCTGATTCAAAATCGGCTCCGTTGTTTATAAGAGCTGAAGCATAAGCTATAGTATTATTGTTAGTTAAATTATTAGAAGCTACCGCATCATCAGCATTTCCGCTTGATTCATCAAAATTCCATGCTGATACTGGGGTAGGTATTGCCATTTATGCGATAGTTAAAGCACCAGACGAACCGTCAAAATTCACTACAAACTGGTCTCCACTCTGCATAGTAATTGATGAACCGTAATCATAATAGCCTATCAGTTTGTCATTTGTGGAGTTATCATCATAGATGTATACATATCTAAAAGGTCCTGTAGTTCCTCCTGTAGAAGTGAGGGTCAAGTCGGTAAGAACTAACTTATAAGTTCCTGCTGTTTGAGAAGACGTGCCAACTGTTATTACTCTGGTAGAAAGATTTGTATACGAGACTTGGGTAAGGTCTGCTAATTCATCCCAAGTTGAGGTATGTGCAGTGTTAGTCAGAGCAATTGTTAATCCATTCCCACTTAAGTCAATCAATTTCTCAGCTAAACATTCTACGAAACTATCTATTTTTGTATATGATGCCATAATATTTATCTACTACTTCTTGTTACTGTCCTAATAATTTTTTGTTCGTCTTTACTTCTTTGTGAATAAAATTGCTCTATAGAAGTCTCCATATCTTTAACCAGCACTGCTAAGTCATTTTTTGTTGCTAATGACTTAGAAACTGCGTAATCTTTAGACGCTTCGAGCGAAAGGTATCTGTGAAAGATAGCGGGAATACCCACAGCTTTTGTGGTATCTGTGTAAGCGAAATATGAAGGTTTTCTTCTATAGTGAACAGTTAGCCCAGATGCTATTGCATAGTTAGGTATAGGATAAAGAAGCAAAGACCTACCTGTTTTATCGTAAAATCTAGGAGTACCACCACCTGTAGTCATATCAGTAAGATACATTCTTCCTAGGGGGTCATTTATATCAATAGGAGTTAAAAGCACTTTATTCCCAGCACTATCTAGAATGATTACCTTTACGACGTCCATAAACTCTATATCCATCGAGTAGTCTTGTTGCCCTGAAACCAAAGCGGTAGAACCTATTGGAAAATCTGTGTAATTAGTATCGTCAAATTGCCACCTGCCATCTACTGACATGATTAGGGTTGCAATTTTATCGTAAGCTCTATTTACCCTAGCTGTAAAATCATAAAGTCTTTCAGAGTTACCAGAAATATCCGCATAGTTTCCAAAAACTAACTGTTCACAATCTTGTATTATTCCGAGTTTAGTTGAAGTGTCGCTAAAGACCATTGAGATAAGTATTAGATTATAATACCCATCGCAACTTGAGGTGGCTTAATAATAGCACACATATAAAAAACAACTGCTATGTGGATAAGTCATACAATCAGAATACCGCCAAAGGTTGCGGTAAGGATTGCTCCTTCATTTGGCGGTAATCAAAGTGTATCACTTCCATATTATTTTTTATGAGTTTTATAGAACTCTGCTAAATAATTAAAAGTTTCTATTACTACTTTTCCATCCTTAGTTTTTGCAGTCTCAATATCATCATAATCATTTAAAAGAGGCTTGACTTCTTTCTTAATGATTGGAACGCATTTATCTTTTATTTTCTGAACCTTGAGAGCAATCTTATTTCTCTTTCTTTCAAGAATCTCTCGCTCTTTCATAAACACTTTATGTTCAGATTTTAAATCATCAGGAATAGCGTTAAGCTTCGCTTGTTCTATTTCATTTGCAATCTTCTCAAGTTCTTTTGCTTTTGCTTCAAGTTCTTTTAAGAGGGCATTCCCTTTTTCTTCTAAATCTTCTGGAGGTTTTACTGCTCCTGTAATTTCTTTTTCTTTCTTTTCGCACTCTGCTATCTTCTTTTCTACTCCTTCAATTACTTTCTCATTCGCTCTTCCTTCATCAACAAACTCATCTTTCATCACGATTAAATCGTGTAACTTTTTATTTTCTAGAATTATCATAATTTTCTATATTATATTTTTCGTATAAATTTGCGTGCTTATTTCTCATATACATTTCGACCTCTCCCCAATGAGGATGTAATGTTGCTTGTGTCATCTGTCCTTCATGGCATCTATATCTAAGGGCAATGAAGTCAGAAGTATTTACATGGCAACCGTAATCTAAACATCTTACCCAAAACTCATGGTCTTCTCGCCCCCATCGCATTATTTCACTTTCATCATATCCACCCACTGCTTCCCAGACCCTTCTTGAAAACATAGAATTACAATAAATAGTGTTTGAGTGGAGTATTCGCTCTAAAGAAGTTTTAGGATTAGGTATCATTACTACATGTCGTTCTCCAAATTCCATAAGAGCACATTGAGCAATAGTCACGTCATCATCCATGAGCCTCACATGCTCTTCTATCGCTCCTGGCACGAGCTTATCGTCAGCATCTAAACACATTATATATTCTCCTGTAGCTTCTTTTATTCCAGCATTCCTCGCAGAAGCAAGACCGCCATTTTCTTTTTCAATACACTTAACTCCAAGCTCTTTACAAACTTCTACTGTGTTATCAGGACTTCCATCTGAGACAACAATTATTTCGTGTATAAGATATGTTTGATTGCGGAGAGATTCAATACACTCAGGTAAATATTTTGCGTATTTATAACAGGGAACGATGAGTGAGACTTTTTTTATTTCCATAAGTGTTTGTACTTCTCCTTATTATCCTTTAGATATTGAGGTAAGTCAACTTCATCTATATTTAGAGTGAATGGTCTGCCTAAGAAATCTTGGTTGTTTTCAAATCTTTCATCTATCCTAGACTTCACAGTATCGTTCCAATAACTTTCATCTGTGTAAGTATCATCCATTTTCTTTTTGAGAGCGTCTATCCCTCCTTGTGAAGTAAAATGCCAGCCAGTGCTATAGAGTGGCTTATAATTGTCCGTAGTCCTAAGATGATTTAAACATTTATCTTTTATATATCCATATCTCCCGACAATAGTTCCCCAAAATTCCTCATTAGAACGATTATTTAAGTAATAAGTATAGACATCAAGCTTTAATTTGAGCACTTGATTATCATCAATAATCGGCATCCTCCATATCTCATCACAATCACCAATGAAAACTATGTCGTCATCTTTTAAGTGAGTAAGGCAATCTTTAATAGATTCTTTCATAGAAAACTCTGTTTTCCAATGTTCAGCTCCACGAGTATTCGGGCTTTCATAAGCCATGTCCATATATTTATCCCATACATCTTCAGTGACAAAAAAATGTTTTACTTTCGGTAAGTCCTTAAAAGGAAAACTAGATTCTCTGGGTTTACCACTAAATGTTTTATCAAACTCCACTACAATAAATTCATCAACATAATCTTTTAAGATGTTATACCTAATTTCAAATAAATCGTGCTCGTTGTTGAACGTTACGACATCAATAATTTGCATAGAGCTTGTGTTTTTAATCTATTATAATCTGGTGTATAAAAAGCAGGATAATTGCTCGCACTCTTATAATGGAATATGAAAAAGGGTTTGTCTGTGACTCGAAACATATCGAACGAGTAAGGCTTAGGAAAATCAAAACTCTGGGCTGTAGCTTTAAGTATATCGTGGTCGGGTTTAAACTCACAGTCTGCACCATTGAAGCTAAACTTGTTATCCTCTATGAGCGTCCACATTTCTAATTCTGTTACTTTAGGCTTATAGAACTCTAGATAATAGTGGTTCATTCCTCCTACATCAGTTTCTTTCAATGAGTAATCTACTTGCCATTTCATCTGTTCTGGGTTAATCATCTTGTCAAAGTTAAAATACATTAGTCCTGTCCATGGGTAGGTGTAGTCTTTTTTCACTTGTGGGACAAATGCCATATCACAATTAAACTTAGGTAGCTTATTTATCAGAAACATATCATGGTCAATATAAAGGACTTTCCCTCTCTTGTCTAAAAGACTCCATAGCTTATTTAAGGACACGCCTACAGTTACACTAGGGTCGTCACCAAATACTTTAATGGGGACACATTTAATACCAAGCCTCTCGCACTCGTCCTTTATAGAATCATTAGGGGCATTGTCATAAACAGTAAAAGTAAAATCTTTAACCCATTTTTTCAAAGAGTTTAATTGAAGTTCAATGAAGTCAGGTCTATTAAAAGCTAATGTGATTATGTGCATAAAAATTAGGGGAGGTTAAATCCCCTGAGGTTTTTCCTGTTGCCAGATTTTCTTGATGATTTCAAACGTAGTGGTGCGAGTAGCACTGTTGTCCTTTGGCAGAACGACTAGTTTTGCTCCGTTTTTCTCACAGAACACTCGCTTGGCTTCCACATGCCTGTCATCAACTGTAACCGCTAGAATGTCGGGCTTCTCAAGATAGAATGTTTCTACGAAGTCAAAAATACCTCCGTCATTCGTGCCTTGATAGGCTTTGTCTACACAGCGTAGGGCTTCAAGCAAAATCTTCTTGTTATCGTCAGGCATACATCCATGCCTTCCTTTGTATAAAACCAAATTGGCATCAGAACAGAAGTTCACAATTAAGTAATCTCCTTGTTTCCGTGCTTCCTCAAAGAACTGTATGTGTCCTGCGTGCAGGATGTCATACGTCCCACTAACGAGAACTTTAATCATGGTGTAAGTATATCATTTCCATAAAGTGAATAATCCCCTTTCTATTATTTGTGCTTCTCCTGGATAGACATCCCAGTCTAAAAAAGAACGTAACTTGATGTAAAACTCCTTAGAGTGTTTCAGGATATTCTCTTTAGGTAGAATATAGTTTGAACCTGGAGCAAAAGGTAAATAGTGTAAATTGTCTGTCCCTAACATCTGCATAAGTTCAACAATATTGTGTTTAGCGGGATGTTCAGATAAATACCAAAGGTTATTGACTTCCAAATAGATACCATTCTCATACCGGCAGACTGGTTCGTAGGTGTGATGTTCGAGAGAGAGTATTGGAGTAAAGGTCTTATTATCCTTTATCTTTTCAAATTCTCTAGGCTTAATGTAGTCAAAAAGATTAGCTTTGGTGTAAACGGCTACATCAGGGAGATTGTCGTAGTTGTCTATGATGTAAGTAAGCTTGTCATAAATATCAGAGCCTACATTTGGCACTATGATAGCATTTCCCATTGGCACTTCACTTCTATCATAAAGGACATAATCACTAGTATAGTCTTTGAGCCAACCTATTTTATGGTTGTAACGTGAGAGGATGTATTTCATATATATGTAAATTTCTTGTAGTAATTCTGGGGAAGTTGCCACTCTGAATCAACATTACGTCTAGCCCATCTTCTAGGAGCGATTGTAATTGGGTAACCTTTATCCCAATCTTCACTAGGTAATTCAGGACCAAACGTCTGTCTTAATAATCTGGGGATTATTCCGAACGCTGAATTGGCTATTATTGCGTATTTAGCATATCTAACTGCACGCCAGTTAATACTCACATCGTGAATGATTTTATATTCAGGAAAAAATTGACTAGCGTTGTATGGGTCGTCTGTATGCACTTCAAACTTCATTTTAGAATTTTCATTTAACATCTTTTCTATCGCTTCGTACCAATATGAAATAGGGAGAAACAAGTCTCGTATTCCTGCAAATTCACCTCCTCTAAAGTTGATAACACATACATCTTCAGGCATTTCTAAAGGTTCTGTTTGTAACCACTCTCGTACTTTACTTAAATCAAAATATCTCTCATCTTGCAGGGTACATCCATCAACAATAGTATTGTCTTCTATGAAGTTAAACTCTGGGTCGTAATAGTTTCTTGTGGTTTCAAATACAGGCAGGTTACCTTGTACCACTATCTTACCTGCAGGTTCTTCCACCGTGTAAGACAAGGGAACATCTATACCTTCATCACGTTTAATGAATGATTCTCCTTTGAATTTACCTACCGTGCCAAAGGGCACACCTAATCTCTCCGCTGTGGTTCTCGCTGCTAAGTAGCAAAAGAGTTGGTCACCACAACCGCTTCCAGGGTGTTGAAGTCCAATTATCATAGTGAGTGGAAAGCGAAAGGAATAATGTCTTTGTTCTCTGGTATTTCGTGTTCCTTTGAAAAGTGGGCAGCTTGCTCTAGAGTTCCAAACTTGAATCCCTCTCTTTCTAATTCTTTTCTGTGGTTTACCGCTATGAATCCGTCTTCATTATAAAATCCATGAAAAGATTGCCAGGGAAACTGTGCCACTCGGTCTATAAGTTTTTTACTTCGGAGCGACACACTATTCCCCACTCTCTGTAATTTTCCTTCTTCATCTCGATAACTAAAATCATCTTGAGGTAGTGGAAAGGGTGCTCCTATGTAATCTAAATCTAGCCATTCTGGATTCCAAAGTTCAGGATGAATAACATAGCCATCGTGGTGAATGAACATACAATGAGAGGTATTTATATACTTAGGAAGTTCGTATATCACAGCCTTATTCCACGAATCTATGTTTGTTACTTCTGCTAATTGAATATCCAAAATAGCCCCAAACTCTATTTCTTCAGAAGATTTTTTAAGAGCCTGCCAATGAGCATGATTGTCATATTTTATGCCTCTAAGACAAGCCAATGTTACATTTGGAAGTTTAAGCATAATCTCTAGGGATTGGAGCACCAGTTAGTCTGACGTAATCCTCGACTTTATTTGGTTTTACATCTGGTCTAGTTCTCTTAGCCAAATCAAACATTGTCTTTCTGCCTGTACCTAAATATATAAATGCCGATTCTCTATCCCAAGACTCTATTTTCTCTGCCAAGAGTTTAGCTATCACATCAACGTAATCTCCTTGAGTAAACTGGTCTATGTAAGCTTCTGGGAAAGGAAAAGGATTTGGTTTAAATGAAGTTCTAATTATTAAGTGTTTTGGATGCGTTTTCACTATTTCTTCTCCTAACTGTTTCGTCAAAGCATAGATACCTTGAGGGTTCTTTGCATACTCTGTAGAGATGTAAACAAATGGTGTATTTTTATACGCTTGCACCAATTTAAATGTTCCAAAAGCATTAGTTTGAAAACACTTGTCTGCTTCTCTTTCTGCTCGTCTAACATCTGTGTAAGCTCCTAAGTGAACAATTAAATCGTATTCTCCTTTAGGTATCTCGTAAGTAAAATCCCAATGTTCAATACCTACATATTCACCTTCAAAGTGTTTTCTAAGTTCTGCTGCCAAGCGTCCTGTCCCTCCTGTTATAAGTGCTTTCATTTGTTATAAAATAATTTAACCTGCTCTATAATAAATACTAACTCTTCCTCTGTTAAGCCATGATGTACGGGTAATGACAAAAGCTTCTTCCACACTTCACAGTTAGGTAGTTCACGTTTAAGTCCTTTCTTCCAATATTCCATTAAGTGAAGAGGCTTGAAATGGACAGATGTTGTGATACCTTTCTCTCCTAAGAACTCACATAACCCGTCTCTGTTTACCCATTCTGGTGTGTAGTATTGAACTGTATGAGAATATTCAGGAGCTGTAAACTCTGGGATGTCCTTAAATGCTTCGTTATATTTATGTTGTATCTCTCTTCTCCTTGCATTCATCAGTTCTAGCCTTTTAAGTTGTCCGAGTCCTATCACTGCTTGCACGTCAGTCATGTAGCCCTTGATGCCTGAATGGTTTATCTCGTAATCCCATGAGTAGCCTTTGTTTCCTACTCTATCAAATGTACTCTTTTCTATTCCCAGCCATGTGAGAGTTTTTAGTTTCTTTGCGATAGCTTCATCATTCGTTACTATCATTCCTCCGTCAAATATAGGTAGAGTTTTTACTGCTTGGAAAGAGAAAACTGTTATGTCAGCGTGTTGTCCTACTCCTGGAGTGTACATAGCGTGTGCCGCATCTTCGATAATAACAGTAGTTGGATAAAGTTCTTGCAGTTTTTTTACATCAGCAAGTCTTCCGTGAGAATCCACAGCAATTATAGCTTGAGTCTTCTGGGTTACTTTAATAGATTCAGGGTCAATACACAGCGTTCTAGGGTCAATGTCTGCAAAGGTTACATCCATGCCATTGTTCTCTCCCACCCACGCGTCAGAGACGAATGTCATAGGCGTAGTTATTAGCTCACCACTTTTTATATCGTAAACCTTTAAACATAAATCTAGTGCCGATGTAGCAGAGTTGGTGGCTACAGCATATTTAAAACCCGTATATTCTGCAAAAGCTTTCTCAAACTCTAAAACTTTAGGACCATTGCCAGTCCAACCACTGTCTAAAACTTTACATAACTCATCTTTAATCTCTTCACTATATGTGGGCTTACTTAGTGGTATATTTTTCATTTATATATTCAAATTCTTTTCTAATAAAATCTTCTGTCAAATTACTTGAAACTTGTCCTTCATGTATCCCTATCACTACATTAATGTTATCTAAAATAGTAGGTTCTCCGTATTTCTTATACATCCGTTTGTAGTAATCACAGTCCAGGAGATAGCCCAAATTCTCATCAAAAAGCATAGGTTTATCATTCTTTATTGTAAGCACAGAAGGAGAACCAATAGTGTTGTTGCCTGTGTGTATATCTTCTGAGTACATTGGGTAGTGAGCATTATATTTACCTATTCCATTAAAGTGTTCACATGCTGTTACTAACCATTGCCCTTTAAATGCCTCTACGATGTCTTTTAATGAGTACTCAGAGGCCAAATAATCATCTTGATAAAGTATCTTAATTAAATCTCCCGTAGCCCGTTTAATCGCTTCATTAGTATTGGCTGCCATGCCACGTTTAGGATTCTTAAAATAATGTAGGTTTAGATTTGGATATAACCCACAAACTTTCTCTATATTGTTGTAATCAGAGTTATCGGTTATGACTACATCAAAATCCCTGTACACCTGCTTAGTTAGCATATCTAAGTTCCTCTTTAGGAGTTCGCTTCCATTTTTCATCTCGTAGCATGGAATAGCCACGCTCATTTTTTTATTCACATTTCTTTTAACTAAACTGATAAACTTGTTGAAAAAATACTAGATGAGCTCTAGTGGGCTTTTACCAACCTGGACGATTCTTGTACTCAGGTTTCTTTTCCTCTTTCTTTTCTTCTGCCCTAGCTTCCGCCAAGAGCCTCCGTTTGATTTCAGACGTGCAGACCACCCCATCAAACCTCGGAGAGAAGTTCACTTCGCGACCCTTTTCCAGCATGTAGCTGATTTCGGTCAGTTTAGTGTCCTCCCATTCCTTGGTGAGAAGGTAGACGTCGACGTCGTAGTCCTTAAGAAGCTGAAGAGGTGAGAACTCCGGTGCAGGGATTACTTCATCCACCCATTTGATGGATTGGATGATTTCCTTCTTCTGATACCACGGCAGAACGGGTTCACGCTTCTTGTAGTCGCGTAAGAGTTCGTTGGTGTTCAGAGCAACAATGAGATAATCACCGAGAGTCTTGGCTCGTTCAAAAGCTTTGACGTGTCCCCAATTGAGAATCTCGAATGCCCCTTGAATTAAAACAATTTTCTTTTTCATTTAAACGAGTGTAGTTGCAGGCAATAGGTTCTTCCTTTGAAAATCACGGAGAAGCTGTAGAACTTTCCATGTCCACTTAACTTCGTTTTGCGAAGTTTTCCGAAAGAACGTACTAGCCTAAGTAGGTTAGTTTTCATTAACTAAATTATACAACGAGCCAATGACTAGGGCAAACGGTTCTATCCACACCATCTGTATACCATTTCTCTGGTCTAACTATCTTCTCTGCATAAGGAGCGATATAGGCAGCCCACCAAGAGTATGAACTATTGGCCATTATTATTCCTTTACACCCTGCCATCAGATTGAAATCTTCTACATCAGTCTTTCCTTCTGAGTAACGAATGTTTTTATGATAATGCCCAAACGTATCCTTACACCACTTAATATCATCCGAAAATATCAGAAAATCTGCATCAGGAAAGAGTGCCATTGCATCTTCATAGTAAGTTGTGTCCATTAGATTCACGTAAAAAGGATTTTCTGAATATGCTGGCTCACTTGGCATAGCTGGGTTCTTACCTCTCCTAATATGTATAGCCACTTGGTCTAAAGGTTCTATACCTTGTCTGAATATTGCTTTGATTTCTTCTTCACATCCTTCAAAAAATTGCGGGTCCTGAACATAGATGTCAGGAATGTTTCCTCTTTTCACTTCTGCGTAAAGATATGCCAGTTGAAACATTTGATTACCTAGTCTTCCCGTAAGATTTGTGATGGGTATCATGCTATTGAGTCATATGCTACTTCCCAGAGATTTGCTTTATCCTCTATGTTGTAGTTTTTAGTGACGTATTCCCTTGCCTTGCGTCCCATTTCTCGTCTTAATTCTTTATCGACGATGAGTTTTTCAATCTCCTCTATCCACTTTGAGTTATCTTCTACGATGACCATGTGTTTTGAGTCTTCTGGGTTCACTTGGTAAGGAGATTTTTTGTCAGCAAAGCCTTGAGCGATGCAAGGAATCTCAAACATCGAAGATTCTAGGAATTTAAGATTGCTTTTAGCCCTATTAAACTCGTTATCCGCTCTAGGAATTAGCATGATATCTAGCTTCAAAGAGTTTATCTTATCGTAGTACACATTAGCATCTACAAGTGGGTGCCACTCTACGTCTACAGAGTCTAGGAAGTTATATTCATGCTCGTAAGCCTTGCTTATCATAGGATTTGCCTGTCGATTAGCCTGTAGTGAGAAGAATACTATCTTTACTCTCTTATCTTTCTCATAGTGTTTTATAATAGGAGCTAACACATCAAGGTCATGCGACATTCCTATCGAACCCGTGATACCTATACGCACTACATCTGTCTCATTTCTTAAAGGTTCATCAAAGTAAAAAGGGTCTACGCAGTTTGGTAGTACCGCAACATTCTTATTGAGCTTCCTATATTCATCGGCTAAGTATTCTGTAGTTGTAGTTACAAGGTCAGCTTCTATGATGAACGCATCTACGACTTTATTCACTGCCTCAAGCCCTCTCTCGACTCTTTCCTTGTTAAAATAAGTGTTTAGTTTTACTGAGCCAGTATCTTTATAGGTGTCATCATTATCCATGACAATCTTCTTACCTAGTTTCTTTAGGTGACGGGCTAATTCAAGCTTCTTGGTATCTTCAGGACGATGAAATACCACGATGTCAGCGTGTTTAGCTGCTTCTGCTTTGTTCTCCGCTGTCTTATTGAATGGGTGAATGGACGTGAAATCACCATCCCAACCATTAGCTATAAGTGGTAAAAGACACCTGACAATGTAACACCCATAATTCCCTGAACTTACATAGTAGACTCGCATTACATGTCTTGGTTTAGTTTGATAATCTGCTTAGTCCGAAAATTTATCTCATTACCGTCTTTGTCTAAAGTAACACGCTCCCTTTTTAAGTTAGTTGAAATGACAACTGTCTTTTTCTTTTGAGGCTGTTGCTGTTGGGAAGCCTCTTGTTGCCCGATGTTTACTTTCATATATAGATTATTCTCAAGATTATGGGAATGGAATCTTGAGTACCACTCCCACAACAATCAATTAAGATTAAAGGTTGCTTCCGTCTGTAGTTGCTGGAGTCAAAACTCTAACACCTGCTACGTCTCGGTTTTCAATCACACCGTAGAGAATATCTGCGGTTGTAACTGTTGAGAGGTATTCAGGAATATAGTTTGACTGAACACGAACTCCGCCAGAACCTACCATAGAGTTAGCCTTTGAGCCTCCTGCTCCTAGTGGAGAAGTAGCCCAATGGATAGCATCTGGGTGTGCAAAAGCGTTGTTTCGTCCTGCTGAACCAGAAGGAACATGGAACGCAATTTGTGTAGTTATGTACACAGGCTGTCCATATAGGTATCCTGCTGGTCTCTTAGCTGTTGGGTCGTTCACTGGAGAGTTAATCGCCAATGAGAACTTGTCAATCCTCTGTATCTGTCTCCAGAATACGTTTGGATGGAAGAACCATGCTGCTTCCAGTGAATCAACGTTGTTTGATTCAAGGTAAGCAAACGCTGCTCGAATGTCTGAATCCTGTAGGTTTATGATAGATGAACCTACAGAGTTTGAGAATCCATCAAAGAGTGCGACGATTGCTGCATCCAATTTCTTAGCTACAGCGTATCCACAGTTCTTAGCGTATCGCTCCATAAGAGAGTAAGAACGCTTTACCTGTGCTGCATCGTTGTCCTCGATAGCGAATGAAGACTCGAACCAGTTGTTTACTGTCAATGTAACCTTAGTGTCTGTTGGATTGTTTAGGGTAACAGTCAATCCTACTGTTTTGGATGCTGCTGTAAACTCTGTTGTATTAGGAGTGTACAGTGTGTCGCCTCCACCTGATAGCTCATCACTTCTGTCTGTGAAGAAAGGAGCTGCTACGAGTTTCGCTCGGTAGAACTCATTAACTTTCTCTCCCCAAACTAATGGGATGTAAGCATCAAGAGAAACGCCAGTTTCAGTTCCGAATGGAAATGCCATGTTGTTTATTCTTAATCGAAACTAATGGCTTCTCCGCTTAACCAATAGATTGAGCCAATTTCTTATGGTCCTCTCTAGAGAGCCCTGGTGTGCTTACAGTCTTTTGGACTTTCACAGCACCTGAACCTCTCGAAGCAGGAAGACTCGCATCTTTCTGTTTCTGGTCTTTCTCAAACTTCTCTTTCATCGCAACGAAGACAGTATCAGTTTGTGCTTTGATGAGAGAAATACCTTCTACTCGAGCAATTTTCTTTAGGGTATCCATAAGCTCTTCAGCGTTAGAAACACCTTTCTCAGTCCATTTATCTAGTATCACGGTCTCCTCTACATTCTGCGGAGAAGCTGGTTTTGCTTCTGCTGGCTTTGGAGCTCCTTTAAGAGCTTTTAGGTCAGCTTCGGCTTTCTTTGCACGCTCATACAATTTCTTGTTAGTAGCTTGCAATGCTTCTACATCAACTGCTGGAGTTTCCTCTGTAGTCTCTGTAGATTCAGGAGTTTCTTCAGTCTCCTCTAAAACTATCTCATTTTCAGTGTCGAGATTCACATTTTCATCATCGGGCATATAAGCTATGTCGATTAGGATTTAAAGAGTTATCTCTCGTGAACTGGCTTTTTATGGAGGTTGCCATGTTCTAATGCCCTCGGGTTTCTATTTCTTTTTCCTACTATGGTAAGCCGCTACCATCTCTTTGTTTATCTTCCCCATAAGCTCTAGCTTACCTGGTAAGCCTTTCGCTCCTTTGAGTTTTATCAATGGATGGTTCTTCATATTATTTTCCGAAATGATTATCACCTCGCTGGCTTTTCAATTCTTCTGCTTTAGCTTCTCTAACCTTTCGTCTTTCGACGAGTTCAGGAGCTTCAGTTTCTACAACCTCTACTTTTACTTCTTCTTCTTTAGTCTCTTTTTTTACTTCTTTTTTCATATTATCTAGGATTATCGTTATTAATTGTCTTAATTTTACCATAAAGTTCCGCTAGTTTGTCAAAGGTCTTGTTTATAAGTTCTCGAGATTCTTTTATTCCAGTTGTCTCTTCACCATTGAAGGTCTTATCAACTGCCATTTCCTTTAAACACTCGACCATAAAGTCCTTAACGGCTTCTCTCTGATTCTCATTATCGTGAAATGCCTTAAGAGGATGCATATTATGTAGTTAGAGCTGGTGTCTGAGCTGGTAATGGACTTACGGGTGCTGCTGGTGTTGCTTGCGGAACTGCTTTTGTTGGCATTGCTCCCTTTCCTAGTGAAATAGGACTTACTCCCGCTCCACTTAACTCTACTATCTGATTGAATATCTTTGAAAGGGTTGGGTCTTGAAGCACTCCAAACTGTCCAGTAGTAGGATTGAATGATGCAATGACTGTTTTCATAAGCTCTGATAGAGATTGTAAGATAACTGCTTTGTTCTTTTGTTCACCTGTTGTAACGACAGTAACCTTACACTCAATGTCTTTGAAGTAATCCTCTGGGATTTCTAAAAATCTTTTCTTACCAAGTTTTTTGATGTGTTTTTTATAACCTTCTAGCATATCCTGCTGTTGATATGGCGAAATCATATTACCTTTTTCTATTACTTCTTTGATTATATCCTTGTTGGAGTTATAAGTTGCAAATGACTCATCAATCAAATCTAGTTCGTCATCTGAAAACTCTGAAACTAAAATATGCTCTTTTTTTATTTTCTTGATGAGGTAAGGGATAACCCATTTATCAAATATCTTTGTGAGATGTATACCCCACTCTTCACGTTTATAGTCGAAAGGTTTGGTCGCTACTTGATTAAGCAATGCTGTCTGTGAGTATGGAGTTCCTGATGGTGGTTGCTCTCCAGTAATAGCATTGAAAGATGAAGAGACATTATCAGCTTGCATTCTCCACTTCTCTATCTGATTCTGATACTGTCCTAATGCTCCAGGAACAATATTAAATGCTGTAGCGGTCTTGTTATCTTCTATCTCATAAACTTTTCCGTGGTCATGCTCTAGGATGTTGTTACCAATCTTCTTTGAGTTAGTAATGATTCCTGCACGTCCCGCAAGCTTCATAGCAGTGTTCTCTTCGATTACTGCATCATTAGTCCACACCTGAGCTTCTTCGCTGTCTTCAATCACTCCGCGTCCTAATCCGTAACCGTTATCTTCCCATGATAAGTATTCATAGTAGTCAGTCATCGCTCCACTTAATTCTTCACAATATAGTTTGTATTTCTTTCCATCTAAATCAGCAATGAAATATCTTTGAAGTGAGTATGTGTATTTCTCATCATCAGTAGAATCTTCATCCTCTGAATCATTGTAGATTTCTTTGGTGAACTCTCCTGTTACTTCGTAAACATCAATTGATGTCGGTCTGTCTGCCGCCTTCATTTTCTTGAAAGCTTTGAGTACATCAATAACATTATTCCATGTTCCATCTTTCTTTTTGATGTCTACTGGAGACATATGGTGACATTCTACAATTGCTCCTCCAAGAATATTATTCTGGTCAGTCCAAACGTTTGTCCATTTAACTACACCAATATCTAACTTTCCTTTTTCTTCTGTTTTTTTAATTAAATAACCTCCATATTTAGGACGAGTGTAACCCATCTTGTTTAGAGTCAAAGAGAACTCTGCTTCTTTCATCCACTCGTATGCTTCTCTGTTGAGTAACATCGAATGAACCTGATACTTTGGATTATCAGAAACTATTTGTATATCTTTGATGTCTAAGTCAGTGGCAGTTTTTGCTAACGCGACTCGGTAATTTACAATATTATAAAACGGTCTTGCTCTTCCTAATTTATTTAAATTGATTCCTTCTCTACCGTATATATCTCTACCTTGTTCTAGATAACGTGAGTCGGAATAATACTCGCACATTTTTATCACTTGAAATTGTGAGCGATACAGCCCTGTGATTTTCTCAAGAGAACTCCCTTCGTAATTAGATTTTATTTCGTCAACCTCAGTAAATATTTTGTAAGTTTTAGTGTCTTTGGACATTTAGAGTTGCGTTAGTAGTTAAACCTGTCGCAACACAAGTTACCCAAAGTATAGCACAACATTATTTTAATAACGTATGTGGATAAGTCATCTTGAATTTGAGGACATATTTCTCTTAGCTTCCATGTACTGTCTTGCTCTCATCTCTGGACTTATAGTGTTGTCATTCTTGTTAGTCGAGAGAGCGTAGCGTAGTGCATCTAATGCGTGGTCATTCTCCTTGATTGGATTCTCTTGTTCATTACTATCAGGACGCTTCTCAGGGTAAGCATAAGTTTCAAACTCTGCTATTAAGTTTATACATGAAGGGTCTATGGTTAGTTTATTTTGTTTAAGTAAACTTCTAACTCTATCTATCCCATTCTTGATGGAATCTTTATTCTTGATGACTTCCACCACTTGTATCCCTGCTTGATTCATTACTTCGATTGCACTTGGTGATTCTGGGTCAGGATATACTCTATTGAAATTACAAGACTTCACATAATCTTTTATCTGCTCGTCCGTTCTGCCAGTCTTATACCATTCAAAAGGCACATGATATTTATCATCACCATATCTTTTAAGTGGAATGACTGCTGTGGGATTAGTGAACCCAAAGTCTATACCAGCTAAATATTCATCAGGACTATCTATCGTCATTGATTTAACATGCCTGTCTCTTTGAAACTCTTTGTATACGAGTCCTTCTTGTTTCCTAAAGTCAGCCATGTACTCTTGAGCAAAAGTATTCTCAGGCTTACTTAATTTCTCTCGCTCTATTTCTTCCCTTGGAATATTTGGATTATCGTATGTTGTAAAATGAAAAGACTCGTAGGTTGAGTCCTTAAGATAGAGATTATATAAATCGTAGAAGTGATTAAATCCTTTTGGAGTTGAGATAAATAGACATTGTCCTTTTCTATCAATAAGCGTAGGTGATAACACCTCGTTCCATCCTATCCAGAAGTTACGCATAGAAGCTACCTCATCTAGTACCACTAAATCAAATGCTTGACCTCTAAGTGTTTCGATAGCTTCCCATCCTCGTAAAAGGATTAAACTTGTTTCCCCATCCTTATTCATAACCTCTAGTTCAAGACTAGGTGCTTCTCTAGATTTGAGAGTGATAGGCAAGAGTTCTTTCTTTAACATCTGCCACATAATGTCTCTAGCTTGTTGCAGAGTAGGTGCAATGTATACAATGCGGGCTTTCTTTGCTAGAGCAATACCTTTTATTTCTTCAGAAGCTAAAACAGTTTTGCCAAATCTGCGTCCTGCGTTTACTACGCGGAAGCGTTTATTACTCTTGGCTATCGTCGCTTGAGACGGATGGAATATCATATTTTTGTGCTACCTCACTAGCTAATTGGATTATTGGTTTACCTGCTGAAGTAACATCCATGTCTTGTTTAGGCTTACCTTCACTCATTTGCCATATAATATCTTTAGATAAACCTTCGAGCCATTCATCACGTTCTTCATCGGTCATTCTTTCAAGATACTG